TCCATACCGTCTTGTATGGGTTTGAAAAAGAACGGATAGTTGCTCGAAATTGGTACAACCTTATCTGTGAACATCTTTTTCGCATCGGCACCAGATTTGGACAATATCCCAAACCGTGAATCCGTTGATATGGTTGCCATATTAACCGTCTCCCCTGACGCCATGAATGAAAATCCTGAACGTCTGTTCTTGAGATACGACATTCCATAACAGCGGTTGTCAGCTTTACATGCTTCCCAGAATATGAAGAATAACCTGTTGGACTCCCTAAAATCTGGTTTCCCAACGTCAATTTTGGTCCACTGCAAGTACATGTAATGAGTACCAGTAATGTAAGTTGGATTACCATTATTATAAAACCAAAAACCTTCTTCCCTTTTTTCAAATTCTTTATCTATATATTCGTACCACTTTTCTTTAAAATCGGACGGGTATTTTTCCCAGTCAAAAACGCTTTTTATTTTTGTTAATTCTTTTGGATATTCTGAAGCCTCCCAGAACTGTTCTTCTTTCTTAACAGAACGTTTTTGTACATTTTTTGTTGCTTCTGGTAAAGCGATTCTAAGATTTTGGATATTATATATTTCTCCAATCTTTCCAGTTTTGCTAATAACCACGACGTCATGATCAGCATTGTAACCATATTCCCATTTTTTATAACGATTTAATCGCTTTATTACTTGAGGCTTAATGTAGTTTTCTTCTACACTGTATAAAGTTTGTTCGTACATCTTACTTAGATCTACGTTCTGCAAAACCTTTAAAAGCTTTTTCTTCTTTTTGCTCTTTAGGTTTATCGTTTAACTTATCTTCTTCTTCTTGTATTCTTTGTAATATTTCAAAAGCATCGAATATAGCTAACTTTTTTGTAGCTGCTGCGTTTTTTAATCTATCAGCAGAAATATCATCATCCGAATCTACAATAGCTTCTTTAGCTACTTTAATTAATTCTTCAACGGCTATTTGACCAGCTAGGATTATATTCTTTTTCGTTTCCTTTATTTTCATACTTAATTACAATATCATTAGATTTCATACAATATAAACGCTTGTTATCAAATACAAACTCAAATTCTGAGTTAGGCGTAAAGCCTATTAAGTCTCCAGGACTAATTTTAAGCGCGTTTAAAGACTTATTGCTGTATTTTAATATACCAACAAGCTCTTTTTCTTTTTGATTCTTTAAAACGTCTGTTTCTACTACGGGAGCAACGAAGCAATAATCCATATTAGTCTGCCATTCTTCGTTTTGATAATACATATATATTTGGTCAGGATTAGCAAAATACATGTTGTTTTTAAAGAATGTTGAACTATTCTTTTCTACCCCTCTAACGTCATACCATCTTCTAAATATGTTGTGATGCACTATCACTTTATCGCCTGGCTTTATATTTGTTTTTAACGCAGAAGGTGTTGAGACTACAACAGCCTCCTTGCTAACAGATCTCCAATCTTCCACTTTGGTATTAGTAATAAGCTCCTTATCACCTACCTTTACTTTGTTGTTATATCGATTGTTTAGTGGTTTTATAATAAACTGGCCTAAACTATTCATTAGTATTCTAAGTCGTATTCAACAGATATAGCCATGTTGGAATTAAATTTTTTCCAAACTAATACCTCGTTGTTTTTTTTAATATAAATGCTATAAGAATTGTCACTCGGGTCGTGTAGTATATCTTTTATAATATGGCCACCATACACTTGCTGATTAACAGCATAGTGCATAGCGTCATTTTTATAATCTGAACCGATACTTATTTTTCTAACTACCTTGCTCATCTTCTTTTACAACTTCTGTGTATTCTCCAGTTGCTAAATCAATATTTACTTGACCATAACTTTCTTCTAGGTCTTTCTTAATATCTTCTAATTCACCGTTTGCTTTAGCAAATGAATGTAAAAGCTCGTGTTTTTTAAGCTCTATTAAACCTATATTATTCATAATACCAGTTACTTCGTTTTGCTTAGCAATGATTAATTCTAACTCTTCTTTTTTAATTTTTGACATAATTTAATTTAATTTAATTGTTATTTGTTTATAATTACCTAAGATTCAAGTAATTTAGTTTTATTTTGTTAATTTATTCTTTTTTTCGTATGATCTCGCGCCTACTAATCCTAACATTCCGAATAGTACTTGCATTGTAATAGTGGTATCTATTTTTGGAAACTCAATTGTCCAACCTTTTACTGTAAAAACAAACCTTAGTAAAGGCTCTACAAATACAGCGTATAATAAACCTAATCCACATACCCAACCTATAAACGGTCTCCATCCTGCAACAAATACAGTTCTGTGTGTTGCTTCAGCTTCGTTTATTTTAGTTTGAACCTCAGCTAGCTTACCAGCCATTTCTAATTTTTTATTAGGATCAAGCTCTTTACCTTTAATAGCTTCTCTGATATCTTTAGCTAGTGAACCAATACCTTTTGTTCCGCCTCCTAATAATTTACTTAGCCAACTCATTTATTAGTATTTACCTCTAACTCCAGATGGGTTAGATTTTTTAGAACCACCTTTACCTGCCCATAAATTTTTACAAGCCCAATATCTAGCAGTTAACTTGCTTTTAGCTGTACCACATTTGTGACGAGCTTTAAAAGACTTACGAGCGGCAGCACTATAATTGTGACCATACCCAGAAGCTCCAAAGTGAATTAGTTTTTCTTTGCCGCCTTCGCAAGCTTTTACCATTTTCTTTTTACCTTTACGGTCCGATTTTTTAGGCTTATTGCAAGCCATTTTACTTTTGTCTGCCATATTTATTAATGTTTACAACCACAAGGTTTTTTAGTTTTTACTTTTTTTTTAGTAACAGTTTTTTTACCTGTTTTTTTAGCGTAAGCTTTAGCTGCTGCTTTTCCTTTTGTTGTGTACGCGAATTTTTTCCCTCCTACTTTTGGCATAATATTTATTTTTTACGTTTTAATGATGATGTTCTTTTACCCATACCTACTCTTTTCTTTTCAGCTACTGCTTTCTTTTTTTCAGCAGGAGACATTTCTTTCCAAGTTTTAGGTGTTTTGCTACCTACTCTTTTACTTGGCCTACACTTTTTAGTTTTTTTGTTTTTAGTAGAACCGCAAACGTTACCTTTTTCGTCTGTCCACTTTTCTTTGAACCAACGCTTAAGAGCAGCACCTTTTTTAGTTTTCCTAACAGCCATTACTTACGTTTTTTGCTTTTAGCTTTTCTACATTTAGCAATAGCCCCGCTAGCGTATGCGGATGGAAATACTTTATATGATCTTTTTACTTTGTGATAACAAGAATCTTTTTTGGTTTTAGATTTCATATTTTTATTTTTTAGCGTTATCTATTTCAAGTGCTTTAACAATATATTTAAGCTGGTCAACATCGTCTTGTAGGTATGATATTTTTAAATCTTGCTTAGCGTCATCTGGTAAAGCACCCATTTCTCCACGAGGCCATTTAACTCTAAACTCTTCGTTTAACTTTACAGCGTCTTGCATCCTAATAACATCTAGTTGTAATTGAGCTATCTGTGCTGTAAGTGTAAACCACACGCTTGCTATTGAAATAATACCTGCTACAGCTCCAATAACCGCTTTTACATCTAAAGAAACTTTTGATTTTTCTGATAACTCTGTTGTCATAGCTATATAACTTTATATTTAGTTTTACCGTTTTCTTTATACGCTTTTAAACACCGACTTCTGTTAGAATCCTCAGATACATAAGACACGTGAACCCAAGCGGGGTTTTTATCGTCTCCAAACTCCCATATCATTTGATCAAAGTCTAAGTTGTTTTTAATATACTCATACATTTCCGCGTTAGTTTTATTACCTAAAGTATCATCTATATCCATAGCTCTACCTTCGCAGTGTTGTGATTTAGAACTGCCACCAATGGCTCTGTTTAATTCAACACTTCTAAAAAACGAATTTATCATTATTGGTCCTCCAACCCATTTTCTAAGCGGCTCAAATATATTTTCAGCCAATACTTGCATATTAGACATTTGATAATCACTAGGCGTGTTATCTATATCTAACCTTGTAGCCGTTGAGCTGCGAACCCCTTCCTTATAAGATATATGTTTACTTATCATTCTTATCTTTATTCATCAAGTACCATCTTTGCAGGGTGTATCCTATTGAAACACTTAAAAGTATTATTTTTAAAACTGCATCTATATTTGTAAAACTTAACATCAAGCTACTTCCATTTAGGGCATATATTTTTATATCGGTAAAATTCATTGGGTACATATTTTATAAAGAGCTTATGTCTTCTATAATTTTTTCTTTTATTTCTTGTTTAAACCCAGTAGTAGCCATTTGTCTTTGTTCATTAGTGCCAAATACAGCAGCGGCTTTTTCTTGAGTAGCTGGAGGAAAAACCGGTGAGGATGCGGCAGAGTTATAAGATTCAGACATAGGAATATTAGGCTCCGCAACGCGGCTAACTAATTGCCCTAAAGAAGAATTCATTAAATTGTTAACTCCTCCATTGCTGGGGTCTTTTGCAGATGTTACTGCTGATAGTGCTGCTCCGAACATATTTATCTGTTTTTATCTTTATTTACGTTGTTTATTGCTGTTTGTAAAACTTTATCTGTATATGTTTTACCTCTCATAATACTGTTTCTTTTTTCGCTAGTTGGAATATCTTCTTCACCTAACATTATTCGATACATGCGGCTTATTAGCTGTTTACACTTAAAGGATACTTTGTATATATGATATTTTTGAGTGGTTCTATTGCGTTTTCTCCACACAACAATCCAACCCTCTTTTAGTAACCTATTCCATCGTCTATTATCCCAGCTATAAGCGTATGTACCTATTTGAAAGTCGTGTTTTGTAAAATAATCCATACAATCAAAATAAATAAGCAGTTCAAGATCTGCGTCGTTTAACTCATTATTTCTACATGCCCATTTACGTATAACACGATAATGCTTTAATAAATTTAATTCTTTTATGTCTTTAGCGTTAACTCGCATTATAAAACAACGACTATATCTTGGTTTTTTATAACATGCAGCTTTTCATTGTCAATCTCTATACCGTGCCCTGCATTTCTATCAAAATATACTGTGTCATTTTCGCTAACACCTACAACTTCTTCTCCTATAGATATTATAGTAGCTTTTCGATATCTTATATCTTCTCTACTTTTTTCATTAAGAATCAAACCACCTTTTGTTTTAGTGGTTGACTCTTTAATGATTTTTATTATTAAGTTTCTACCTATTGCTTTCATCTTCTACTCTTAAGTTATTGATTACACAATCGGTTGATAATATTGTAGTAGCAACGGAAGCTGCATTTTTAAGTGCACTTTTAGTAACTAATAAAGGATCTATAATACCTTTTTTAATCATACTAACACTTTTACCGGTAACTACGTCAATCCCTTTACCTTTTCCGTTAGGATATACCTCATTTAACCCAGCGTTTTTTAATATAGTTAAGTAAGGCGCTTTAATAGCTTCTAGTAATACTTTTTCATTTTCGTTAGCTGCTTTTACTGCTGCTGCAGCGTTTAACAATGCAATTCCCCCTCCTGGTACAATACCCTCTTTAATAGCTGCTTTTGTAGCGCACATCGCATCTTCTACTCTATCTTGCTTTTCTTTGAGCTCTACTTCTGAACTTGCACCTACTTTTATAACAGCTACTTTACAAGAAAGTAAGCCTAATCTTTTTTCTAATCTATTTATATGACCTGGCAAAGTTTCTTTTTCCAACTCTTTTGTAATCTCATCAATTACATTTTGCACTTCTTTTGTAGTCTCTTCTACTTGTATAATAGTCTCCTCGCTGTTTGTAATGGACTTTAAACAAGTTCCAAGCAATTCTATCTCTATCATATCTAAATCGTCTCCAAGGTCTTCATTTACAACTGTAGCACCGGTTAACAACGCTAAGTCTTGAAGTTTTTGTTTTCGATATATACCAAAATCAGGTGTATCGATAATATTTACTTTAATATTACCTTTTAGCTTGTTCATTGCTAAAGCAGATACAACCTGCTCGTCGGCTTCACCTATGATAAGTAAAGGTTTGTTATTTTTTATAACATATTCTAATACACTTTGTATTTTGCGTATGTTCTCTATTTTATTTTCAACTAGTAAAACTAAAGGATTGTCTAGTACTGCTTCTTTTTTACTTTCATCCGTTATAAAATGAAAGTTTTTTAAAGGTTTGTCAATTGCAGCTCCATTTATTACTTCGTAACTTGTACTGCTGTCGTTTGACACCTCCATAGTAACCACTCCGTTTTTACCAACTTCTTTAAAAGCTTCTGCTATAATATTACCCAGTTCAGTGTCGTTATTTGCTGATATTGTTGCAACATTGTTTATCATATTGCCTTCAACAGGTACGGCTACTTTTTGTAAATATTTAATTACTTTTTTTGTAGCTTCTTCAATACCTTTTTTCATTTCCCTAGAACCGCTATTGCTTTCAGCATATGCTTTAGAAAGAATTGAGTGTGCTAGCACCGTAGCTGTTGTTGTTCCGTCTCCAGCTTCTTTAACGGTTTGCCTAGCTGCTTCCTTTAAAAGCGTTGCACCCATATTCTCAATAGGATCTCTAAGTGTTACTGAATTTGCTACAGTTACACCATCTTTTGTAATAACTGGTTTACCTAATTCGTTTTCAAGCATGACACATTTACCGCTAGCTCCAAGCGTTGAGCTTACTGCTTTTGTTAATTTGTCAATACCCTTAAACACATTATTTTTTGCCTCTTCGCCAAAGCTGAGGTTTTTTACAATTGCGTTACTCATTTTATTTAATTGAATTTAATTTTTAATACTATGGTAGTATTATTACGCGTTTGCAAAGTAACTTACCTTTTATTCCTCTTCTTCTTCAGGATCTGAAGGCTGAGCCACAGGAACTTCTTC